TGATTTGTAGCTGCCGCCGTCCAGTTGGTCTGGTCGCCTTGGTCTGACCACTTAACCACGTTACTGCAGAGAGCCACCAGAATATTGTTATCAACGAACACATAAGTCGCATCTGTGGGCGCACCGGAAACCACTGTAGGGGCAGTATCAGTTGAACCTGCCCATTGATATATGGAAGCCCCAATCGCATTTCCTGTAGTTCCGGGGCAAAGAATCATGTAATTGCCGAATGGATCACCAGACCATACACGGGGTAGCCCCGGATAATATCCGGTCTTAGCTACACCATAAAGGCCAACGCCATATAAACCCATACCATAGCCATAACCTGCGGTTGCATCAACCTGACCATCTGAGATTTCCCCCTGCTCTGTGGTTCCTGCACCGCCAGCAGCAGAAACAGAACTTGTGGCGTAATGCTGTGCGCAGGTGAAGGTATAGGTATTCGCATCGTTCTTACGGATTATATGCTCTGCATTGATATAGGTTGCAGATATACCGCCTGTTGCTGCTGCACCCGCTATCTTTACCCTGTCACCAGTTGCAAAGCCGTGTGAGGCATGGGTTACGGTTATAAGGTCTGTTGCCACCACAACGGCTGCACCACCCCCTGAACCTGTCGCATTGGCAGAGGTGGTTGCCACTGTGAAAGTGAAAGTATTGGTAGTTACCGCCTGAACATACTGAACGGCGTTTATCTCAGTATCTGGGATATTATTAGTGGTAGCCGCCCCTGTAATACTGACGTAATCACCAACTTGAAGCTTGTGGCTTGACCATGTGGCAACAATAGTTTTTGAGCCACTTGTGGTCGCAAGAGGACTTGCTCCGAGGGTTGCGTAATTGGTAGCCAGCGAGTTTGCTATTGCAGTTGTCGAGGTAAGTAATGGCGTTATATTGGTCAGGACATTACCAAGCAGCGTGTAAAGCTTCTGGTTTGTACCAATTATTGAGTATGTGCTGGTATCATCCTTACGGTAATTATAAAGAAATCTGGCTGTTCCAAGTATTGTTGAAGAGCCTGTGGAAATAGCAAGGCAGCCGCCAACCGTCTGCGGTCTGCCATTATAAAAGCGTACTTTATCACCATCAGTAGCCATCAGGGTATCAAGAGCCGTTGAATCTGGTTCTGGATTGAATCCCGCTACAAACTTAAGTTCTACTCTTTTGGGCTTTTTTGCCATCTGCCCTCCTATGGTGAGGAGCTACAGGCTGAGAAGGAGCCATTGGCTGTAAAATTACCGCCGGTTCCTTTATTTGTGCCTATAGATGAAGGAGAATTACCAATATATACGGTTGCAGCGGTTCCTGTTGGTGTTGCCCCTGATTCACCCAGATATATCGGGTGGAAGCTTGAATCTGAAAACAGTCTGCGGTTGCTTGAATTGGTAATATCAAAAGTTACGCCGGGATAAAATGCAAGTTGCGCCATGCAACCAGTAAAAAGGCTTGTTCCAGAGCTATCGCTTCCAACATACCAGTTTGTTGCATCAGCCCATCCCACATTGGCATTGCCCATGCTATCCGATACGGTGGTTGCGCCTAAATCAGTATCATTAGCATAGATGTAAGCGACTTTTGAGCCTGCTGAATACCCCGTATCCCATGAGATAAGGATGTGTTTCCATGTATTTACGGCAAATGTTGAGGTTGATTTGAATGACCATGAGTTCGCACCAGTTGCATCAGAAAGTGTAACCTGAATCTGCGCCGGATTTGCAGGGGTAAGAGATACACTGATAATATCATTACCCGCTGATTTAGCCGCAAATATGCTTCTGCCAAGATTGGTATTCCAATAAGGAAAAAGGCTTATGAGTCCTGTTTTTGAACTGGAAATCCCCGTAAGGTTGGCGGCCTTTGAAAGATAATTAGTCGAGCCATCAAAGGCATAAACCGGAAATACTGAAGGGTCGCCTAAAATAGAGCAAGCAGCGGTCATCAGGTTAACCCCTGTTTGATTCCTATTAAATAAACGGTTGTTCCGCCATCAATGGTGGCAAAAGAAAGTATATCGAGCTTTGAGGCGGTGGTTGTAAGGGTTGGTGGATTTGATACAGCCGCAGGAAAAGTAGCTGTCCTGCTCCCTGTTGCATCCTGCCTGAGCCACATCTGCCATGTAACAAGCTGGCCTGTTGCGGGTATATTGCTGAAGGTAAAAGTTACGTTACCTGTGAGAGTGCCTGAATAATGATTGCCATCTGCAAAATCCATTGTAACTGCGCCAGTGATATTGCCAGCCGCATTAAGAGTTTCAGTATATCTCTTGAGAACCGGACGAGATAAAGTCTTGGTAGCAAAATCCTGATTTACTGTTTTAGTCGCAAATTCAGAATCAATGGTATCAAGGTCAGTATTAAGACTGGTTCCCCATGTATCTGCATCACCGGGATCATTTACCGCTGGTTTGGTAAGACCAAGATTAGTTGTGGTAGTTGACATTAAATCCACCCCATGATTTGAGAGTTATAACTTCTTAAGGTTGTTTTCTGGTCGAGAATCTGTTTTTCCCGCTGGCTGATAGCCTCAAATTTCTGCGCCTCATCATTATTCCTGAGAACATCAGCGTAGATATAAAATTTAGCCTTGGAGCGAATCATCGCTTCTGCATCATTCATCCATGCAGTAGCGTAACTTGTATCTGTAGAGCCGGAGGGGCGGGTAAGTGATTTGATGTAATTTACCGTAACTGTGAACGCCGCATTAGGTATCAACCACCAGTAAAAACGCTCTGCAAAAACTGAATAATAATAGATATTTCCAGTTGAGGAATCTGTCAGATAGCGGCCTTCCATTTCACTGAAAGTCATTGGTTCAAGAAGCCTGTATTGACTTGCTGAATCAGTCACTCTGAGTGATAACGGATAAACAAAATCAGTGATGCCTGAGATAGCGGTATATCTTTGATCTGAGGTTGTGGTTACTGTGGTTGTCGCCTGATTAAAATAGAACTGGTATGGCTCATAAAATGCAATAGCGGAAATCACCGCATCATAAATATTGCTATCAATATCTGTGCGATTAATTTCAGACCCTATACGGGTTAGCATATTTCCAAGTGTTTGCGTCATATGTGGTTAGAGGGAGGGTTTCCCCTCCCCCTTCATCCTTAGATGATGTCGCCGCAATAGTAGGTAACAGTCAGAACAATTGTTCCGCTTGTTGCCGTAGTTGCGGGGCCTGCAGCAATCTGCAAATCAATAGTGTCATCGGCTGTATATTTATAGCCAAGACCTTTAGTGATTGTTCCGCTTGAGCTGGTTATCGTAACACCATTGGTTACAGACGCATTGCCACCACTCTGTCCGGTTGTAAGACCGGAAGCAAAGCGGGTGGTATCGCTGCCATCACCGATATTATAGGTTACTGTTGCGGTAGTATGAGTATCCACATCAGTAGTGGACAGATGCCAACTTGAAATCACCGCACCTGCTGGAATTGGAACCATCTGAATAAGATGTGTAGCAGTTGTTGATGTTGTTGAGTTGGTAAGACCACTTGATGTGAGTTCATACTGACCAGTAACGGTAAGGGTTTCCCCTGAACACCATCTAGCTGGTTGCCCTGTGCCAGAAGTGCCAAGTTTATTGGAATACGCGGTAGCCATTGTTTCCCTCCATCAATTAGAAGCTGGTGTATCCGGTCACGCCAATCAGCGAACCGTAATACGTTGAGTTGAAAACAGCGGCTTTCAGACCACCAACAAGCTTGCCGCAAACGCCACGTTCCTCGCCGTAGTCGAAGGTTTCTTCGGCTACTTTCATAGGAACAGCATTTTCACCCATAGAGCCAGAAACAGCCTTACCAAAGGCAAGGGTTACTGCACCCGCACCGCACAGGATTGAGCGGTATGAAGCAGTTGTTGCTGCGCTTGACTGAATGCCATAAGGCACGCGGTTTGTTTTATGGATGATGCAGTTGTTGTACATACCGATAGCACCTGTGAAGATACCTGATTTCTCAGCGTAACCGCCTTGAATCAGGTTCTGTTGGATGCCCCACCATGTATTACCGCTTGATGCGGTTCTGAGGTCATAAGCCTGCTGATCATGGATGAACAACACATAAAACTCCTCGCCATCAATCCTGATAGGACGGATAGGGTTGGTTATGGTTGCTGCCTTTGTTAACATTTTATCAATGAACGCAAGGGTCATTGGGTTGGATGATGTAAGGGCAGATTCATCTGTACCTGAGATTACAAGCTTGTGGTTTGAATCAACCGCTGTTGGTGTGTTAAAACCATTATACAGGCCACGGGTTTCTACTGTCTGTGCGCCGAGATGGTTGAAGAACCATGTGTCGAGCCTTTCAGCAAACCAGCGTACCAGTTCAGGTTTTACATCACCATACTGGTCGAGATATTCGCGCTGGGTGTAGATGGTATCTTCACCGGGAACGCGGATTGCCTGACGCAGTTCGTTGATTGTTACAGAATCGTTGTAATAAGTAAGAGCCTGTTCGTTTGTTACTGCTGCCTGACCTTCTGAGAAGCCATCACCAGCAATTTTTGAACGAAGCTGATAGTTAATCACATCGCCTTTTTCTTTTCTTAAATTATCGAGAATCCTCACAAGTGAGTTCCCATCCTTCCCTGCAAATCGCCAGAGATAGGTTTCCCGCATTGATTCGACAAACAAGTCCGAGGACAAAACCCATTGTTTTGCTACGGTTGCAGCCGAGGTAGCAGGCGCTCTAATAGCCATAATGCCTCTTAATAAAATAAAATGTTGCTTAAGCCGGATGAACCAGCGAACCGTTGCCTCTTGTCGTTTCGGCACACGCAAAA